ACCTGGACCTACTGGTGCAACTGGACCACAAGGTATTCAAGGTATTCAAGGAGTTCAAGGAGATACTGGCGCAACCGGGCCAACAGGTCCGCAAGGTGCAGTCGGTCCGACTGGTGCGACAGGTCCTCAAGGTCCGCAAGGAGAAATTGGTCCTACTGGCTCAACAGGACCACAAGGAATCCAAGGAGACACAGGTGCGACAGGTCCAATTGGACCTACAGGACCTACTGGTCCGCAAGGAGAAGTTGGTCCAACAGGACCGATCGGCGCAACAGGACCTACTGGACCACAAGGCGAAGTTGGACCTACAGGACCTACAGGACCAGCTGGAGCAACAGGACCATCTGGACCACAAGGACCTCAAGGAGATGTTGGACCGACTGGTCCTACAGGACCTGCAGGAGCAACCGGGCCGACCGGACCTGAAGGACCTACAGGATCTACCGGTCCTACTGGACCTAGCGGAGCGACAGGACCAACTGGTCCAATGCCAACAGGAGCAATAACTGGCGTTACTTCAATATCAACTCCAGACTTTATTGAATTTGATACAACACCAACAACAAGTTCAGCAAACCCAGGTACTTTATTTTGGGATGCAGGCGATGCTGGTTTAGATCTTATTCTTAATGCAAATGTCACTGCTAGAATTGGCCAGAATGAATTTATTTTGGCAACAAATCAGTCCGGTTCTACAATTGCAAAAGGCTCGGTTGTTTATATCAACGGAGCACAAGGTCAAAAACCAACTCTTGCTTTAGCAAGTGCTTCTTCTGAAGCAACATCATCTAAGACATTTGGTTTTGCTGCTGAAGCAATTACAAATGGTTCTGATGGTTATGTCGTTACTTTTGGAATTATCCGTGGGTTAAATACTTTAGGATTGACCGAAGGCGCGGCTTTGTGGCTATCTACAACAGCTGGTCAATATACAACAACAATGCCAGCAGCACCAGATCATGCAGTATTTGTTGGTTATGTTGTTAAAGCAAATGCATCATCTGGTGAAGTTTTAGTTAAAATCCAAAACGGATATGAACTTCAAGAGTTGCACAATGTTTTAATTACAAGTGTTACAAATGGACAAACACTTGTTTATGATAGTGCGACAAGTCTATGGAAAAATGCAACTCCTGTAGGAGATCCTGTAGTACAGTATCTTGACGGAGGATCATCTGCAAAAAATCCTGATGTTATTTACAATTCAGGAACATCTTCAACAACTAACTGGACATATACAATTGATCCAGGTGGAGCAGTAGTAACTTATTAAGTATAAGGGAAAGAGACAGATATGACATCACGTTTGCAAAACCGCAGAGATACTGCTGCAAATTGGACTAGCAATAATCCAACGCTAGCTGCTGGTGAAATTGGTTATGAAACCGATACCACCAAATTTAAGATTGGCGATGGAACAACCGCGTGGTCTTCTCTTGCTTATGCTTATGCGGCCGGAGCAACTGGTCCTACTGGAGCAACTGGCGCGACAGGTGCAACCGGTCCGACCGGCGCAACAGGCGCGACAGGAAATACCGGCGCAACAGGACCTACTGGCCCAACTGGACCTACCGGAGCAACTGGTCCTACTGGTGCAACTGGTCCAGGTTTATTAGTTGGTTTTAATGCACAAACTGGCACAACTTACACTTTAGTTGCAACAGATGCAAATAAGTTAGTTACTGCAAGCAACGCGTCGTCAATTACGATTACTGTCCCGCCATCAGTTTTTAGTGCTAATGATCAGATTCATATACAACAAATTGGTGCTGGTCAAGTAACATTTGCGCAAGGTTCTGGAGTTACAATTACTTCTACAGGCGCTACGGCATCTGCACCTAAAACTCGTGCACAGTATTCTGCGTGCACTATTATTTGTACAGCATCTAACACATTCACTATTTTAGGAGATATTTCCTAATGCCTATCATTGGAATTATAGACTCTTCTAAAACCAACTCACTTGCAACTGATTTTTTTGAGAGTATAGTTTCATATAATGCCACAACAAGTACTACTTCAACTGTAATTTCAAACATTCCACAAGTTTATAAACACCTTAGAGTTGTAATTTCGATTGCAGGTAATGGTAATAGTAATAATTTATCTATTAGACCTAATAGTGATATAACTTCAAATAATTACATAATTCATAGAACTTACGGAAGTGGAACATCCAATTATGCCTATACTTATAATAATGTAGGCGGTTGGTTCTATAATTATACAAATTCCGGTGTTTTGAAAGTTGCATCGATAGTTGATATTTACGAGTATTCTAGAAACGATATATGGAAAAATTACCACTCTATAGGTGGAAATAATTCTGCAAATGTTTGGAACGAATCAGGCATGTGGCGCTCAACAGCACCAATAACAAGTTTAGAAATTACATTTCAAGGTACAACAGGAACTAGAATATCAGTTTATGGGGTGAAATAATGGGACTACCAGCTTTTGAACCACTAGCATCTATTACAAGATCTAGCGCAGGTCAATTTCAATTTACAGGTTTTTCCTCAGCTTATACTGATCTAATGATAGTTGTTACAGGTTGGACTGCAAGCGGCGGGGATAATGCAGTTAGTGTGCAATTCAATGGAAATACATCAAATTATTCATACGTAAGAATGGGTATATCAGGTTCAGGTGTTTTTGTTGATAATGGAACATATCCTATGTATGTTGGTTTGGCAAATGGTAACTCTGTTGCAGGCACAAGTGTTATTCATATATTAAATTACACACAATCTGGACCTAAACATGTTTTGGCAGAGAATTATAATCAACAAGTATCCAATGTAACTGGTGGAAGAACAAATTGTTGGGGCATGTGGGACAATACAGCTGCTATTACTCAAATTGATGTTGCATGTTCAGCTTCTTCATTTCAAACAGGAGCAACAGCAAATCTATATGGTTGGAAACGAGCATAAATGCCTACATATAAACTTATTCAACGACAACAATTAACATCTCCTACAACAGTTGTTACTTTTAACAATCTTTCTGGTTATACTGATTTAATAGTTAAAATTGTGGCACGTGATACTAGAACTAATTCAAGTGGTGACGATATAATTTTTTGGTTAAATTCAGATGGTACAACAACTGGAAAATATGGTTATCATGCATATTTTAATAGTTCAACATCAAGTGGCACAAATATACAACCTGATTTTGGAACAAACATTAACTACGGATTTATGGGTGTAGCTGCATCTGCCGGTAATAGTAGTCCTTCAACATTGTTTGGATCAATGGAAGTTCATTTTCCTAATTATGCAACAAGTGCTTATAAAGTAATTGGTGCTAAAAGTGAACTTCCTGGTTTGAATGATACAACTGTTTCAACAGCTCAATCAGGTACTCAGTGGTGGTGGGCAAATCAATGGCAAGACACTGCAGCAATCAGTTCAATTAAGATGCAAAATGGAACTACTTCTGATTTTGTCGCAGGAAGTTCTTTTTCAATTTATGGAATACTAAAAGCATAGGAGAAAAAATGACCGAAAATCAAACAGAGGACAGATTCACAGTTTGCGAAATTAACTGCGAAACAGGAGAAACTGTTTATCGCGAGTACACAGAAGAAGAAAAACAACGTTATTTAGAAGGCGTTGCTATCTATGAAGCACGCGAAGCAGAAAGAATTGCTGCTGAAAGTGCACGAGCTGAATTAAAAAATTCTGCTAAAATGAAATTGATAAGTGGACAACCATTGACAGAAGAAGAAGCGTCTACTATAGTTTTGTAATCACAAATCGGGGGATTTATGAAATTTCATGTAATAGCTTTGCCTCACACTCAAGTCACAAAAGATTTTGTCAGTTGTGCGTTTACTGAAAAAATTAGACGGTTTTGTATAATGATGACAAATCTTGGTCATGAAGTAATTTTGTATGCTGGTGAATTAAACGAAGCTCCAGTAACAGAACATGTTGTCTGTATCAGTGAAAAAGAAAGATCCAATGCTGTTGGTTCTAATCATTATACTTCTGCCTCATTTGATACAAATCTTCCACATTGGAAATTATTTAATAACAATGTGATAGAAAATCTAAAAAAACGTTTAGAACCAAAAGATTTTATTTGTGTTATAGGCGGGTATTCACACAAACCCATAGCCGATGCATTTCCAAATCACATGACAGTTGAATTTGGTATCGGTTATGGTGCAACATTTGCCAAATACAGAGTTTTTGAATCGTACGCATGGATGCATAGCATTTATGCCGGATACAAAAATCCTACAACGGTCGATGGTAATTTCTTTGACGATGTAATTCCTGGCTATATAGAACCAGAAATGTTTCCTGAAGGATCTGGCAGCGGCGATTATTACTTTTTTATAGGTCGTTTAATTGACCGTAAAGGTTTTAAGATTGCTCAAGAAGTATGTGAGCGACTTGGTAAACGCTTAATAATTGCAGGTCCTGGCCATGAGCGAGGAACTGGTTATGGCGAGTTTATAGGCAATATTGGTCCTGATCAAAGAGCAGAACTAATGGGTAATGCAATTGCTTTATTTGCACCAACAACCTATATTGAACCATTTGGAAATATTGTAGTAGAAGCACAAATGTGTGGCACTCCTACAATTACGACCGACTGGGGAGCATTTACAGAAACCAACATACATGGAGTTACCGGGTTTAGATGTCGGATGTTGGCAGATTTTATAGAAGCAGCAGAAAAAGTAAAAGATCTTGATAGATCATTCATCAGAAAGCAAGCAATCGCAAAGTATTCTCTAGATGCAACAGCGCCTAAATATGATAAGTATTTTAAGCGGCTTTTAACTCTATGGGAAGATGGTTGGTACCAGACAAAAGAAAAGGTTAATCTATGAGCTTATCAAAGCGACTACGTGTAGCAGGCGAGAAACGCGCTACCAATCAATTTGTTGAGCCTTTAATTCCAGGAAGACCGGCTTATGCAACTCCTGCTGGAGTGGACGTAAATGCGGAATCTGCAATTAGAATGTCAACTGTTTATGCGTGCGTTCGACTACTTGGCGACACTATATCGTCACTGCCACTTAGCGCATACGTGCGACGTGGCCGCGCTCGGATCAATTATGCAGCAGCTTACGGATCAATGCCAACATGGATAAATCAACCAAATCCAGATACGACTCGTTTAGAATTTTTTGAACAAGTTATTGCTTCTCTTAATCTTCACGGTAATGCGTTCATTATTACTGTTCGAGATGATATGGGAGATGTTACAGAACTTTATTGCATCAATCCTGAGTATGTAAGACTTCGTCGACCAGAGCCAAATGCTGACATTGAATACATTGTAACAATTCCTTATAATCCACAAAATGGACTATATGATCCAATGCAGTCCAATCAACTTTCTGGCAAAACAATGGTTTTGACTAAGAATGAAATGCTACATATTCCAATGTTTAGATTACCTGGACAATTACTCGGTCTTGGTCCTATTGGAGCTGCTCGTGTAACTCTTGGATCTGCTATGGCCGCAGAGATTTATGCAGCCGCATACTTTGGCAATGCTGCAAATCCTGGTGGAATTATTGAAGCACCAGGAGAATTGACACAAGAACAAGCAGCAGATATTGCAAGAGATTGGAACATTTCTCACTCTGGACCATATCGCGCAGGTAAACTTGGTATTCTTACAAGTGGAGCAACATTTAAGCCGCTGCAACTTAATGCTGCAGATGCTCAACTAATTGAAGTTCGACGCTTCGGTGTTGAAGAAATTGCAAGGTTGTTCCGAGTTCCTGTTTCATTACTCGGACATCCAGTTGCTGGCGCAATGTCATTTGCATCGGTTGAAGCTCAAAACTTATCATTCGTACAACATTCACTACGACCATTGTTAGAGCGGTTAGAACAGTCTCTGTCTAAACTTCTACCAGAGCCTGATGGTTTTATCAAGTTTAATCTTGACGCGCTTCTACGCGGAACCACGCTAGAACGTTACGAGGCTTATACAAAAGGACTCCGCGAAGGATTTTTAAGTCTAAATGATGTCCGCTTTACAGAAGATCTTGCACCATTAGGTGAATCAGGAGATCAATACAGAGTTCCGCTACAAAATATCGACGCAGCAGATGCAAAAGATGTTGGTCTGAATATGCGTGCGGACATAGCCGCCAAACTTATCCAAGTCGGATTTGATCCGAAGGCCGTATCTGAAGCTGTTGGTCTTCCAGAAATGACACATACAGGTTTGCCTTCAAATCAACTACAACCAATTGCTACTGTAGATCCACAAGATCCAAAAGCAGCCTACGAGGTCGAATAATGCAAGTAATTGATGGAGAGGTTAACTCAAGGAGCAAAATGAAAAAAATAGAACGCCGCACGTACCATGTGCAAGAGGTACAAACACGAGCTGAAGGTGATAAACTTACTTTAGCAGGTTATGCAGCGAAATTTGATAGCGCTAGCGTACCACTTCCATTTATTGAGAAGATTGCTCCAGGAGCTTTTCGAAAGACGCTAACAGAAACTCCTGATGTAAGACTTCTAGTTAACCATGAAGGTCTACCACTTGCACGGACCAAAAATGGTACACTACGCTTGTACGAAGATGAAGTTGGCCTTCGATTTGAGGCAGATCTTCCAGATACTCAGCAAGCAAAAGATCTTTATGCCTTGATTGAAAGAGGCGATGTAGATCAAATGAGCTTTGCTTTCAGAGTAATTCGCCAAAAGTGGAATCCAGATCGCACAGAACGAACACTCACAGAAGTTAGTTTGGCAGACGGTGACGTTTCAGTCGTAACTTACCCAGCTTATCCTGCCACTTCAGTTGAAGCACGTGAGCTAATTAAAAATGCAATTCAGGCCATTAAAGAAGGCCGTGAAATTTCTGGCGAATCATTACTAGTTCTTAATAGTATTTTTGAAGATCTAAGTGAAGGCCACGAATATGTCATGAAGGCAGTTGAAGTCATGGCTGAACTTCTTGGAATGCAAGAAGTTGAAGAAGAAGGTCCTATGGAAGAGCAAACAATGGACGAGGATATTGTCGAGATCATGGATGAAGAACTTCCAGTTGCATCTCGTACAATTTCACTTCGCCTCGCAAAAGCAATAGCTTCCACAGTTAAATAATATTCTGCTACAAAATAGCAGATACGAAGTCGGAGCGATTCTCACACCCGCAAGCGCCGTGAGCATCATCGCCACCACCTCGATTCCAACAATCATAAGGAGCAATACTCTATGTCATATCTTGACAAAGTAGTCGAGCGCCGTGATGCAGTTAAGGCAGAAATGGACGCAGTTCTCGATGCAGTAGCAAAAGAGGACCGTACAGATCTAACAGCTGAGGAAACCGAGAAGGTTGATGCCCTCGTTGCTGAATCACGTTCACTCGATGAGAAAATCGAAAAGCTAAAGGCGCAAGCTGAAGCTGATGTAAAAGCTGCAGAAGCTCGTAAGGTAGTTGCAGAAGTTGTAACTCCATCAACAGCAACTGTAAAGATCATTAGCGAAGAGCGCACATACCGTCCAGACGCAGGTCACTCCTTCGTTAAGGACGCATTTAATGCACAGGTCCTAAATGACTTTGCTGCTAACGAGCGTCTAGCACGCCACATGAAGGAAGAGTCAATTGAGCGTCGCGATGTTGACACAGGTAACTTCACAGGTCTTGTTGTTCCACAGTACTTGGTAGATCTCGCTGCACCATATGCACGCGCAGGCCGTCCAACTGCTGATTTTGCAACAAACAAGATGACACTTCCAAATGCTGGTATGACACTTAATATCAGCCGCATGACAACAGGTACTTCAACTGCTGTTCAGGAAACACAGAACACTTCTGTTTCTGAGACAGATGCAGATGACACACTGTTGACTGTTCCAGTTCGCACAATCGCTGGTCAGCAAGATCTATCTCGTCAGGTTATCGAACGCGGTACCGGCGTAGATGCATTTGTTCTTGCAGACTTGATCCGTTCATGGCACACCACTCTTGATGCACAGGTTCTTAACGGAACTGGCTCAAATGGTCAAATGAAGGGTATCCGTGCTTCTGGCGGAAATGCAATCACATTCACAGCAACAACTCCAACAGTTGCATTGCTTTATCCAAAGCTCGCTGATGCACTTCAGCAAGTTCAGAGCAATGTCTTTACAACACCAACTCACTGGATCATGCACCCACGTCGTCTAGCATTCTTGCTAGCTGCGACCGATACCGCAGGTCGTCCAGTAGTTGTACCAACTGCAAACGGTCAAATGAATGCAATTGGTGTTGGCGCAGGCGTTGCACAGTACGCAAACAGCGGATACCAACTACTTGGTCTTCCAATCATCACAGATGCAAACGTAGCAACAAACTACGGCGCAGCAACAAACCAGGATGAAATTTACTTGGTTGATGCACGCGAAATGCACCTTTGGGAGCAACCAGGTACACCATTCTCACTACGTTTCGATGCAACTGCTCCTGGCAGCTTGACAATCAAGACTGTAGTTTACGGATATGGTGCGTTTACCGCAGAGCGTTATCCTGCAGCAGCTTCCATTATTTCTGGAACTGGTCTAGCAGCACCAACATTCTAAGCGTAGCTTAGAAACAAA